GTGTCACTTATCTGCCAAAGAACTTCCACCATTAGGAAACAATTGCGATTTCATTTTAGTTATTTCAACAGTTGCTCTAATTGTCAAAACAAGAATAGTAACAAGTAAACCAATAATGCCAATTAGTTCGTTTATCATTGTCCGTCAAACCAATTTGGATCATAGAAATCATCATCTTCATCTTCGTCAGGTGCAACAGTAAATTGGTACTTTTCAGCTGCATAGTTAATAATGCCAAATACTGAGTGTTGTGGCATATCTTGGTTAGCAACAATTTTTATAGTTTTTTTCTTCCCGTCAAAAAGCTCTAAACAAGTGACGAAGCCCGTTATTAGTTTGCCTTCTTCGTGAGCTGTGTTAATAATTCGTACAAGTTCACTAGCCATAACATCTGGTAATTCAATAACAGTTTTCTTTGCTTTAGGTTTACTCATATCCCAAATACCTTTCCGTCAAGGTCGCCCGATTTAGTAAAGGATATATGAAGATGAGACACGTGAGGGTTAGAACCTTTGTAAACACGCCAAGCCCAGTTCTGACGTGCTGAGGCTATTCGGTGTTGATGAATAATAAAACTGACTCTTTTGTCGCCTTTAAGCGCAATTGTCTTAATCTGTTCGGCTAATAGCCAAGACTCTTTACTAGATCCTTTAACAAGGTCTGAGTCAATATCTATAGCACGTACCCAACCTTGTTTATCTGGGTTGTGGTCTGACTTACGTGCGTTGTGTGCTGTGTCGCCTATCCAGCCGTCACTACGTTTATCGCGATTAGGGTATTTTTTATTTATTTCCGAGCGTAATTGCTCAGCTGCTTTACTTAATCTTGCTTTTAACATTAGGGTTCATAGCTCCCATTGAAGCAGCTACGACAGCACCTAATACAGCACGATAGTCAAGGGCGAAGTCTGTTGCTTGCCAAGCTGCTAAGAAAGCAATTGCAGCTAGTGATAATTGTTTGTAATTAAAGGATTGCATTTATTTCGTCTTCAGTTAAACCAAGTTTTTGTAATGCCGATAATCTTGCTTGTTTGCGTGCTGTAATTTCTGCATTAACAGCAATTAAATCTGTTTGCAATTGTGTTCTTTCATCTAAAAATGCTTGTTTATCTGCACCAGTTAATTCAATAACTTCGTTATCAACTTGAATAAAAACCTGTTCTTCTTTTGTTTTAGCCATTAATTTTTGTATCCATAAACTTTAATTGTTCCACCAGTCATTGTTGATGAAGCAGGGTATATTGTAAATCCAGTAAAAGAAGTTGTTGCGTCAAAATATCCACCAGCAGTATTTTTTCTAGCATTAGTTCCTAAACCATTAGAAATGCTATTAAAGCCTGTGTTGTTTGTAGCAAAAGGACTAAAAAAATGTATGTGGGCACTTTGTCCACCTTGTGCATATCTATGCCAAACAAAGGCAGTTGTGCCATAGGTTGCTTGAGTGTATTGGTCATAAGTACCTGGAGTATTGTCACCAGCATATTGATAACTTGATGCTGAACTATCTGCACCTGAAACTCTCATTCTCATATACATTGGGTCAGTAGATGAGTTAGCATTAACATTTACAATTGCAAGATAATTTGTGTAAGTTGCACTAAAACAATCATTTACTGAAACACTTGCTACGGCTGAACCAATTGTTGTTGAAGAAATTAAAGTAAGAGCTGCTAAAGGTAAACCAAAAACTGTGGCGTCAATTGCGTCACCAAGTGCTTCAATGGCGGTTGCGCCGTTTTTAACCAAATCCGTTGAAGTTGGGACTGGCCAGCCATAATTAGGGGTAGTTGTTGCCATTGTTCTAGTTTATCCTTTTCTTAAACAACGTCAAGCCACCTGTAATCATTGGCAAGGTTTTGCCATTGAATAGCAGAGTTGTAGTCTTCCCATTGTACATCAAGGGTTGAGTAAATTGAGTTAGAAACAGACATAGCCAGTCCCAGGTTATTGCGTCCAAGTGTCCAAGTCCAACCTTCACAAAAGCCTTCAAAATATCCTTCAGGTATAAGTCCTACTGGGATATTGTCCAAATACAAAAGGGTATCCATAGAAACACCCAAAAGGTTGTCCCTAACAGTATTGGTCATATCTGAGTTAGATAAATTAACTGTGACTTCTTCAAGTGAGATTTTAGGTGTTCCTCGGTAATTAACAAAGTTTGTAGCTTGTTCTGTAGCGTCTGCTGTTTGAGCAAGTATTGTAGATCTGACTTCTTGAAGCAAACCATAGTTATTTATTGAGGTGTCATTTTGTGCTTCTACTTCTAAAACTGGGTCATCATATTGTATGACAACACTATTAACAATGTCTGCTGTTTGTAGTCTTGTTTGTATGTCAGCGTTTACAAGGTTGGCGTCAAGTTCTATCAAGTTGGTTGTGTAGTTTGCGCTTCTGCGTTCTGCGTCAGCGTAACCAATTTCAAAGTCTGGGGTGTCGTATAAATAGCCTAAGGCTGATTGTTGGGTTGTGTCTGTTAAGTTATACGCTTGGTCAATTTCTGCAGGTCTGGCTAGTACTTCGTAACGTCCAACGTCAATTGTGTCTATTCCTTGCACACCATAGTTAGCCCAAGTCTCGGTTGTAAAATCATTCCAAGTAAACGTATTGCTAATATCTTCCCAAGCAACATACAAAGTTTCTTCAAGGATACGTGTAATTCGTGCGCCGTCTAATTCTTCTGGGTAAGCAACAGAACCAGCGTAACGTTTAACAAGTAAACCAAGAGCGCCTACAGCTTGTATTTGTAATGTGTTAGGTTTACCACCCAAGCCTGCACCTGCAAGTCTGTTGTAAACACCTGAAACTTCACCTGTAAATAGTTTTACGTAAGTACCTGCTGAGTTTGTGACTTCAAGTATTATTGTGTCAAGAAGTTCTACTACTGGACTTGTGCCATCAAGGTTTAATAACTCTAAATTACAGTAACTTGGTTGGGTTGCTTCGAAGAAATCATTACGACCATAAGTAATAGTTGCGTCTTCAAGGGTCGTAGAAGTTTGAACAGTCCCAGCAATAGTAACCCTGTAAGTTGGTGTATATACAGTCATTGGTTATCTAAACCCAAAGTTAAATGGCTTTATTCCTGTCGTTTTTAAGGCTGTGTTTTGAATTTTAGTTATTGTTCTAGCTGTACCTTGTGGATCTATAGCACCTTTAACATTGTTGTAAATATTGACAACGGCTGCTGTTGGATTATTAAATACAGAGTTAGGGTTTCCTTGTGGTATTAAAGTTGGGTCAATTCTTCTTTGTGATTCTGTTTCTGCAAACTTTTGGCTAAAATCAAGTAAAGCTTTAAAAGGTCCAAGAACTTTATTTATTGATTCGAACAAATTATCTATAGCTGTTACTGTGTCCGTTAATAAGTTTAAGAATTTAACAAAACCTGATTCTGGACTTGTTGCATTGTTTAATTCACCTTCAAGAGTGCCTACACCTTCAAATAATGTGCGTAATGCGTCTCCTAAATTATAACCTGCGTCTTCGCTGTCGTTAGTTGCTTCTTTAAACATACCTAAACTTGGTACAAGACTTTTTTCTTTACCTGTTAATCCGTCTATAAGTCCTTCTAAAGCTGGTGCAAGACTTTCTGTTGCAAATTTAGCAAATTTTTCTAATGTAGGTAAAAGTGCTTGACCTAAACTTTCTTGGGCTTCATCTATTGCAATTTTAAATCTTGCAATACGACCAGCAAAAGTATTAGCTGCTGCGTCGGCTTGACCTTCAAAAGTTTCAGACAATGCAATAACGGCTTTATCAAAATCTTTAGTTTTAATAATATTTTCATCAAGAGGTACACCAATACGTTTTAATGCTCCAAGATTGCCGTCATAAGCTTTACCTAGTGCTTCTGAAACTGTTGCTAAATCTTTACCTGTGCCAGCAGCTATATCTAAAGCTAGTGTTTGTAGTTTTTGTGCTTTAGTTACGTCACCTGTTGATCTAACCAAACGATCTAAACTTGGACGAAGTTGGTCGTCGGCTATGCCAGTAGCGCGTGCTGTTTTGTCAATGTAAGCTTCCGTAGCTTTAACTTGAGCGTCTGTAGCTTTAGTTACATTCTTAAGTGTTTGTGCAAGTGATACTTGGGCTTTCTCATCTTCTATAGCTGCTTTAACAGCGTCTACACCAATTTTAATAGCTGCAACTCCAGCAGCAGCGCCAAGAGCTGCAAAAGCTAAGGCACCAGCTTTAAGTGCGCCACCAAGTTTGTCGCTAAAACTTCTTGTTTCTTTATCGGCTTTATCAAGTCCGTCTATAAATTGTTTTGTGTCAGCAAGAAGCGCGAGTTTAAGTGTCCTAATATCAGCCATTATAAACCAGCCTTCCAAGCGTCTCTAATTTTTTCATAACCTTTAAGCCAT